TTTAGGTCAAGAGGGTGCAGGTGGATACGCTTTTGGTGGTAGAGATGATACTGGTATGTTTGAAAACAGCTTTAATGTTGGAATAGTATCACCTGAAAATGTTCAAGTTAATATTGATTCAAATCAAAATGATGCTTTTGACCAAAATAGGTCATTTTCAGTTGTTCATCACAATGAAACTGTTGATAGCACACCTGCAAATCCATTATTTCAAGTGTTTGAAGATGGAAGAACTCTTTTCAGTACAGCTTCAGTAGCTGGTGTTACTATAAATTCATCACCTGGACACATAACCGCAAGTGGAGACATAAGTTCAAGTGGAACTGGTATATTTAACAAATTAGAAATACACGGTGCTGATGGTACTTTATCTGCGGATTATATAATTCATCAAGGAGATGATAATACTAAATTTGGATTTCCTAATAATGATAAATTTAAAATAACAACTGGTGGAACAGAAGACCTAGTTTTAAGTACAAATTCAGGAACTAATTCAGGTACGATAACAATCACTGATGGCGCTAACAATAACATAACTCTTCAACCAAATGGCACAGGAGATGTTGTAGCCGCTGCTGACACATTAACAGTTGGGGATGCTGCCGCCGCAGCAACAATATCTTCAAATGGTGCAGGAACGCTTACTTTGACTACAGGTGGAGCTTCAGATTTAATACTAAGCACAAACGGTGGAACAGATTCAGGAACTATTACTATTACAGATGCTGCTAATGGAAATATAGCAATAGCTCCAAATGGTTCAGGAAACATTGTTCTTGATGGATTAACTTTTCCAAATGCTGATG